GCTGTCATTTCTTCTTCATTGGCTTTTTGGCTGTCTTGGCAGACTTCTTGAAGTCGGCTGCGCTGGGTGCTGCCTTGCTGCCGACCTTGTTCATCTTCTCGCCGCTGCCTGCCTTGATACGGGCTTGCTTGGCATTGATATTTGCGTAAAGTCCTGCTTTCATTCGTCTTCTCCTTCGGTTTCTGATTCCATCTCTTCGTCTTTGGCCTCGCCGGTGTTGGGGCCACCAACAACCCACGCACGGCAACTGCGGCTTGCTGCGCACTTGAAGTCAAAGATTTCGCAGTAGCCAAGGTCGGCCAACTTAATAACGTCAGCGGGGTCGGTATCGTTGCCGATGCCGTCAGCAATGCACTGCTTGATTGAGTCGGAGACGTTAAACGCCGCGCAGTTCCCGCAACGGCTTTTCTTTGCTTCCTCGGCAGACACGTCCCACTCGTCGGCCATGCGCTTCCAGTAAGCCTCGTTTGGCAGTTTGGGGTTCTCAGGACCGTAGGCTGCGGTGGTGATCGCCTTGGCTCGGTTCTTGAGATTTAAAGTGATGTCTTGCGTGGGAAGTGGACATTTTGATGTGTCGGTGTCTTCCTTCATCATCTGATCCATTGCGCCTTGGTAGCGTGACGGGACGCTGCGGCTTGGTTGTGTAGCCATTACTTCTTACCCTTCTTGAGTTTGCTTGCCTGTGATAAAGCAATAGCGACCGCTTGGCGCGGATTCTTCACGACCTTGCCGCCAGCGCCTGAGTGCAGGGACTTGGTCTTGAACTCGTGCATCACGGATGCGATCTTCTTCGCTGCCTTGTCAAGTTTCATGCTTCATGCTCCAAAGTGAATGCCCAATTATGCAACTCTTGGGATATTTCGGCGCAGGGGTTTGTTCCAAACGGAACTTGCGGCCGAGCCGTACATTCCCATGATGGCATCGCTGGCAAATGTGAGACAGAATGCGTCACCCCTGTCGGGAGAGGCCAAGCCACGCTTGCGAATCTCGTCTTTTCCCTCAATCTGAATCTTTCCCGAACTCGTGAACGAGTACCGCACGGCAGCCAGTTCAGCAATCAGGGACTCATCCCTGGGCATCTTGCAGTCGCGTTGCTCCAACCAAGCCTTGGCCTTGTGCCACAACTCAGCCTTCAGGTTTCTGTAGGTCGCACCCATCGCCGGTGACTCTGAGACGTTGATGCCTCGCGCAGGCAACTTCAGTTCTCGCAGCCTGTCAACCACGCCAGCACCCAAACCGATGCTGTCCACAAGAATCTCATGGGGTCGCTGGCTCGGTTGCAAAGCCTCGTACTCTGCCACCACTGCGCCAGTCAGTTGCATCAGGTCGAGGTTCTTCCAAGTCTTTACGGGTTCCAACACAGCATTCCCCTGACGCTTGCACAGGGCTGACCTATCGGAACCGAATCGCGCAACGTCCAAGCCCCACACAAGACGGGCGTGTGCGGAGGGTTCCACGTCACGGTTCATGGCCATTTCTAGCAATTCCATTGGGATAACGGTGTCATCGTCTGACCTCGGGAACTCTCCAAGTACGCGAATACGGAATGCGTTTGACTCCTCGCCGTATCTACCTCTCATCTCATCGACGTAAGCCTCTGACACTCGGGGGGAGTCGGTGCAGTTGACCCGCATCGTGATCCAGTCATCCTTGAGCCTGTTGTGGGTGTCGTAAAAGAACCCCGAACTGCGCACAGGGTTGCCCAGCAACAGGGTCACGGCAGAGTGTCCCGACATGGAACCGGCTGCGGCCTCAAATACCTGTTCAGGTATACCCGATGCCTCGTCAGCCACCAGCATCACGTTCTCACTGTGGACACCTTGAAGGGCTTCGGGCTGCTCGGCTCGGCTTGTCCGTGCTGAGATAAACGCCTCGTTCGGGGCCTCTTTGACCTCGATGCGGTCTTGCTTGACCTCCAATTGATCTCTCAGGGTTTCGGGTAGTGCCTTCACCCAACGCTTCAACTCAGCGAATAGTGCGTCGTACAGTTGGCTGGATGTGGGGGCCGTTAAGACGATTTTTACAGGGAAGCGTAGGAACAGATACCAAAGGATTGCCCATGACGCTGCTGTGGACTTGCCGACTCCGTGGCCTGACCTGACGCTGATTCGTCGGTTTCCGTCCGCGATGTGGGCAAGGAACTCCTTCTGCCAGTCATCGGGCTGTGTGTTGAGTACCTCTTGGACAAACAGGGTCGGGTTGTGCTTGTAGCGTTTCACGAAGGCAATGAACGGGTTCTTGTCTTCGGCTGCGGACATGGCCGCGATCTGTTCTATTGCCTCAGTAGTCAATTCCACATTTTTTTTATTTTTTTTTGGGAGAGGGGCGAGTTCCATAGTGGGGGTGGGGGGTGTGGTCATTGGCGGCTTTCTATGGGTTGTGGTCGGTATTTCTTAGGGGCAGCATCAGTCCCGCCCCCGCCGATGGCGCGAAGGGGGGGGGTCAGCCGCCAGACGGCCAGAACCCAGCCCCAGACAGGCAGGATTCCACGATGCGGAACTGTAATTGATACAGTGTTCATTATGTTAATAGGATTGCCACTTACGCACAGGTTATACATGGAATGTGTGTCTGTTTGGTACTTATGCACAGGTTAATGTGACTAAGTGGACAATTTGGGTGTGGATAAGTCTTCCAGTACCTCGACGTGTCGCAACGCGTCCATGCGCATCCCTTGGATGTTGATGCTGACCTGCTGACCCTTCTGCTGCGCGTAAGCAGGTGCATTCCACCTCTCAGCAGTCCAGTGGCGCGTTTGGATGCGTAGTTTGGCCAGGTTGACCTCCTCGATGGACGCTGAGTCCGCAATGTCCAGCGCATCGGACACCATCAGATCAGCCGCCCTCACACGCGCACGCGAGACCAATTCTACGTTCTCTGGCTTGCTTAACCACACATTCATGGCCGTCCGACCCACGCCTAACGCCATACATACCCGCGTAATCGACTTGCCCTCCTCCAGCATCACGATGATCTGTTCCTGTGGAATCTGATCCAATTTAATCAAGTCCTCCTTACGTTTCGGTCTACCAGCCATTTCTAAGCCCTTTCTAAGCGTTTTAGTCTATCCAAGCACCCAACCTATCAACCTACCCATTTTCTCGTCAAATTGAGGCATTCCTGCCAGCCTCAGCCAGTTCCGTGTTGAACTTCTTTGGCAGCGTTGACGGTTTGCTGAAGTCCAAGTCACTGTCCATGTCATCGAACCCGCTGTCACCGCCCACCTTCACCATCGTGGCTCCAGCGTCCAACTGTTTGATCTTGATGACCTCTCGCATCACCGCACCGGCCATCATCGTCTCGATCTCCTCCATGTTCCAAACGTGCCGTCCTTGTACCTCTGGACGGAACTGGTGATATAGCAACGCATCAGCCTTCGTCTTGACAATGACCATCACCGAGCCGTCGGCCATCTCATGCTCAATCGCCGCAATGTCAGGCATCGGGTTGATCCCGTTCGCAACCGCGTACCGTTCCAAAGCGTCATACCCCGCAATCATTCCCTTGACCGCCTTCTCCAATCTTTCCTCGTCCCGATTCTCTTGAGCCAACCAGACCCGTTCCATCTGATTCCAGAACTTGGTCCTGAGTTCGGCATCCACCAAGTTAATCAAACGATCAGTACCCCACACCGCAGTGTGGTCTTTGTTCCGATTGCTGATCGACAACAGCAACGAGTTCAACTTAACCTTAAACGGGTCTGCTGGAAAACTTGGCTGCTCAACCTTTACTGCTACTGCACGTTTTTTAGTCACCATATCAATCCTTACTAGTTTCTTACGCTGTCCTCATAAATGTAAACAAATGGATGGGCATCCCTTAAGGGATTTGCCACCATTTGTTTACATTTACCACCAACAAATGGACGCACCATTTGTTTACCATTTGTTTACCATTTGTTTACTTTTACTCATCATCACCACCAAACTCAGATTCGTCCTCAAAGACCGCCCAAACGTAATCCTTGAACACAACAACCTTGTTTCTTGCTACAAACTGACGCATCAGGAAGCTGAATTTGTTGGAAATCTGCTTGCCAGTTTTCTCATATCCCCACACTTCCTTAAACTTTTCCTTCCAATAATCGATCTTTACGGCCTTGTTTCTCTTACCGTCAAGGTCCCGCATCTCCCCAAATTCTTTTATTGCCTTGTGCAGAGAGTCAATACAAACCTTCTGATCGCCGCCCTTGTCCCGCATCAAAGGAGGCTTTTTCTCCTTCTTTTCCGTGTCCGCCATGACCCTCGTTGCCTCATCCGAAGGGTTTACGGCTAGGCTGATGACGGGTTCCAATCCCAAACTGGACGCTGATAACTGCACCTCGACCATCTCGAATCCGATCTTGATGTTGTCCGCGCCGTCCTTTTGCTTGCTGATAGTTAGCAGTCCCGAACCCGCAATCCCGTCGCGTTTACCACCTTCCATCTTCAGCAGTTCCAGTTGCGTGTCCACGGCTCCTAATAGGGAAGAGTGGCCGCGCAGACCTCTGGTGGCGTCCTTTCCTGAGTGATGTAAGATCATGATGGTGCAGTCCAGCATCCTTTGGACTCGGCCTATGTTGGTGATAAACGCTCCCATGTCTTGGCTGTCGTTCTCGTTGCCGCCGCCGAAGGCTCTGGCCAAAGTATCTATTTGCAGCAGGCTGAACTCCACGCCCGTGTCGTTGATGAGTTGCTGAATGGACAGCATCAATAGGTTGAAGTCCTCCTCACTTGACCGCAGGTTGAGTTGGTGTCTAATGACGTAGATTTCCGCGCCCTGCTGCGTTTTGTTGTGTATCTTGCAAGCCCTGATCCTTGCCCCGATACCTCCGTGTCCCTCTCCGCAGATGTACAGCACTGCGCCTGGTGTCCTGATCTCGTTACCCATCCACGTCCTGCCCGTCGCCACCGCCTCGGCAATGTCCAAGGCAATGAAGGACTTGTATGAGCCTGGCGGTCCGTACAAGGCGACAAACGACTTCTTAGGTATGACCTTCTCAATCAACCACTCCACTGGCTCGTCCTGAATCGTGTCCCACGACTCGATGTTGAGGAACAGGGGTTTTACGATCGTTGACTCCTCATGCATAGGCGCGTTGGAGTCGTAGTCATCCTGTGATGTATTTTCGCTGTGCGAGTCGTACTGTTCGCTGTTCGTTGCGGTATCGTTCGATTCAATTGCTGGTAGGTTCTTTGCGAGTGCAGCGAGTTCAGCCCTCGTGCCTCCCATCTTCACCCACTCGAAGGCATCATCGCCAGGGAACGGCAGGTCAAGGTCCAAGCACCTGACAGACTTAGCCACCGGCAATAGGTTCTTGATTACCTTCTTGGCGTACTCCTGTCCCGCCTTGTCGTTGTCGGGAACCACCACCACATTCGCCCCTGCGAAGTACTGCGTAATCTCAGCAGGCCAATGCCCAGCCCCAGCGTGTGACGTTGTGGCAATGGCTCCGATGGACACCAGCGCATCCGCTGCCTTCTCGCCTTCGACTAGGTAGATGGCACGGCCTGCTGTCTTTGCGTCCAAGAGTTCGGGGAATCGGTAAGGAACAATCCTTACATCGCCAAGCCGTGAGTGCCTTCTACCGAGTGCGTCAACTCTGACCAGCCTGTAGTCCTTGCCCTTCTCCGTGTTCGTCTTGAACCTCTGCTTGATGAACAGCGTGTTCCTGTCCTCGTCCATGTACTCCCACTCCTGCTCCAAGGTCATCGGCTGCGGTGCGAGCGTGGCCATCGTGCTAAATATCTCAGTGCGTTGAGGTATTTCCGGCAAAAGACCTCGATCCCTGATTGCGCCGAATACATCGTTCTGATCGCACCCGCCGTGGCAGTGGAACAAGTACTTACCCTCTGAAGTCTCCGTGATGGAAAGGCTTGGGTTCTTGTCCCCGTTGCCCTTACCGTGGCTTTGGACTGGGCATGATGCCAGCCACGATCCATTTGCTTGCTTTGCGTTGCCTAGTGCCTGCGCTATTTGTTCGGCTTGCATAGTTATCTTTATTTTTAGAGGAAAAAAAAGCCGAGGCTGTTACACCTCGGCGTTCGGGACTACGGCTTAAAACATCTCGTCATCTTCTTCCACTACAGCCGCCTTCGCCGGTGCTTGACGCACTGGCTGCGGTGCTTGCTCAACAGGAGCCGCCACAGCGTCCATTCCTTCGGGACGCACAACCCAGTTCACCAACTCAAAGTTGGGGATGCGAGTCGTACCCTTGCCGATCTTTTCCAACTTGGAACCCTTGTACTCAACCACAGGCAACTTGCCAGGGTTTGCAGCGCGTTGCGCGTCGCAGGCCTTGTACAACTGCTCCAAACCCATGTTGGGTCCGACTCCATTAGAACTCCACTCGGCTGCGCCGATCTCTTTGTTGTATAGGGTGACCATGAACCCGCGCTTGTGTTCAGGCGTTGGCTGCGGACCCTTCTTGCCGAGTGCCACGTCAGGGTTCCACTCGCGCTGACCAACAGCCAGCAAGAGCCAGCCTGTCTGCACGTTGTCGATGTCGAACACGACCTTCTTGAGTTGGATTTCCTCGTTGTTTGAGTTTGTCCAAGCGTTAGCCTGGGGAGAGAAACGGATGTAATTACCAGAGCCGCCGGAAGATGAGAGATTTAGCATTGAGCGTTTTGCTTTCAAGGTTATGTGACTAAGTAGTCACGGGGAGGTGATTATTGTCCAAGTCCAACCGCTTTGGCAAGCGTTAATCCTGAACTTTCTTTTTTCGTAATGTCCTCAAGGACGTGTTTCTTTTCCTTACCCAAGAGTTTCTCTGCCACCGCAGGGGAAATGATCTCAGTAAGCATGAGTTTGCTGTGTTCGATACCCGCAGCCTCCAGCGCGACTACCGCCGCAGCCTCATCTATCCATTTACGGGTAGCGCGTTTAGGTGACAGTTGCCAGCCTGACAGGACACCGCCGTCTTCCAAGACCTTTGTGGCGTGTTTGCGCAGTGACGCGATGAAGTCCTCGACCATGTCTGCCCTAGCCAGCAGGTCGCTGACTACTTCAGGTGCAAGGGTTTTGACATCCAACTTGGTAGGGATCAATTCCAACGCCTTGGTCTGCGCGGGACAGATCACCTTGGCAGGACAGTAACGGCAAGCGTTACTAGATGGCTTTGGCTGGGCGTTTTCGTCGGCTGCTTCCTTGATGGCGGGCAGCAGAACGTCGTCCATCCATTGATTTAATTCTTCAACCTTCATGGTGTGTGTACGTGTATCACCTGAGTGCGGCTGGATGATGGACAGCCTGACAGTCTCCACGGGCTTGGTCTTGATCTTTGCCAGCGTACCCAGCGCGTAAATCTTCATCTGACTGCTGTCCGCATCCACGTAAACGCGCCCCGTCTTCAGGTCTGCGATCTCAAGGATGCCGTTACCGAACCCGATCACGTCAGCCGTACCGCCCAACTTCACAGCGGGAGTATCAAAGACCGTCACGTACTGCTCAACCTTTACAGCCCCAAGTTCAGATTTCAGATTTGTAATGTGGTCAATGTGAGCCTGGGCAAACTCCACGTTCTCCTGAGTCATCGTGATGCCTTCCAACTTGACTCCAAGGTAGGCATCAGCCTTCTCTCCGGAGATGAAGCACTTCTCGGCCAGGGCGTGGATGGCAGTACCGATTTGCGCGGCCTCACCTGATGGCTCAAAGGGAACGCCTTCAGAGAGTCGTGCAGACGCTGGGCAGGCGATCCAACGTGAGGATGCACTTGCACGTAAAGTTATTTTGTTCGCCATTGTTTTCTTTCGTTGTCCGTGTCGTTTATAAGTATTTGGTACGCTAACTTGCGCACCTCGGTGCTGACTGCGTGTCCCAAGTCTTCAGGGTCTAGCATCCGTTTCAGTAGGACGGTCTTCTGACCCGACTGGTGACGTTCTGTCTCCAATTGAGTACCTAAGTAGATGATGTGGTCACGCATGACCTTGATCTCGTCTGTTGTCACTTGGTCAACTCCCTCAAGTACCAAAAGCCGATCAGCACAGCGTCAGCCCTGCCATCGTCCTTTGCGCGAGCAAACTCTTTCTGATGCGACGGGTACAGTTCCATTGCGCGGCTGCGTGATGCGTCCTTGCCAATCCCGCGGGTGATGGCTCTAGTCCACACCGCCGGTTGCACAAAGGTCTGAGGAACCATCAAGGCGGCCAAGACTCCCTCAATCACTCCCGCACTACGACCAAAGGAAAACATTGAACTCACGCCCTGACCTGGCATTGCGGACACCTTCTCGATCACCGCGTGGTCTGCCTTCAGGTCAATAATGAGAGTAGCCAGCCCCTGCGCAGACACCTGACGTTTCTGAGTCTTACCGCGCATGATGCTGACCACAGGCATATCCGTCACGGACTCCAAGGCTCCGTCAACGTGCAGCGCGACGGCTCCACTCAGACCAGGGTCAATAGAGATGATTCTCACTTAACGGCCTCTTCCATGTCTTTCGCCAGTTGCGTCATCCGTGCAGAAATCAGCGCGTCAACGGCCTCGTTCAACTTGATGATGCTGGAGTAGAGGG